TCTACACTTACATTTGCATCTAACCTATCTACAGGAGATGTTATAGATTTTATAATGGTGTTTGGTAATTCCTTATCGGCAGGAACACCGACAGATGCTACAGTTACATCTGCAAAATTAGCTACTTTAACAAGTGCTATGAATTTTCAAGGTACTGCTAGTGATATGAGGCTTAATTTTGATACTACTGATACTGTTGCAAATGCTACTCCTCTTATGGCAATAACTGCAAAAAATAAAACTGATAGTGTTGCTCAACTTTCTATGAGGAGAGAAAGTGCTGTTGATGATGGTTATATAGCTCTTTCCACTCAACCAACTGGTGGAGCTGTTACTGAGAGAGTTCGTATTCATAGTAACGGAGTAATGTCTGCTGCTAATGGTATTGCTCTTGGAGTAGGAACTGCAAACACATCTTCAAATGTTTTAGACGATTACGAAGAAGGAACTTGGACACCAGTTCCTAAAAGTGGTGGAACTAGCATAACTATTTATACTCCAACTGCTTCATACACAAAAATTGGTCGTTTTGTAAATGTTCAATTCACTATAAGAAGAAATGATAGTGCAAGTTTAACTGATGTTCTCCAAATAGATGGATTACCTTTTACTTCTAGCTCCTCTGCTATGGATGTAAGTATCAATGGTGGAGTTTGGGTTGATAATTCATCAGGAGACCATGTTGCATTATTAAATATAAGTGGAAACTCTACGTTAATAGGAACTATGAGAAAAACGAACACAATGGATGCTTCTATAGCTGCTGATGAATGGGTTAATGGAAGATATTTATATGGAAGTGCAAATTACGTAGCAACTTAATTATAAGGAGGAAAACTATGGCAATAACAAAAGAGACACAAATTGGTAAAATTGAAGTGGTCGGAAAATACAAATCAGTTCAAGTAAGAACAGATACTGTAATTGTTGAAGATGGTACTGAGTTATCAAAAAAGTATCATAGACATTCTTTAATGCCAGATGCAGACATATCTAATGAACACTCAGAGGTTCAAGCAGTATGTAACGCAGTATGGACAGATCAAGTCAAAGCTGATTATGAAACTTTTAAAGCTAATCAAGAGATTAAATAATGGCAATCATTAAACCAAACAATAATACAATATCTGCGATAACAGCTCTACCAGCAGCTATTGCTACTGGAGCTATGGTTAAATTACAATCAACTACAATCTCAAGCTCAACTGCTAGTGTAAGTTGGGATAGCACTTATATTACATCTACTTATGATGTTTATAAAATTTTTGTAACAAATGCTATACCAGCAGCTGATGCTAAAGATTTTCAAGTTGGTTTATCAATTGATAATTTATCAAACATTGGAAATATAGATCAAAGAACAAGTGGTCAAAGAATGATTATAAATGATGCTACGACACAAGTTACAACTACAGCAGATTTTGACCAAGCTCATGCTGACTATACTCATGTTTCAGATGATGTAGGAACAAATACTGGTGAAAGTTTTAATGCCGAATTTACATTTTATCAACCATCAGGAAGCAGTTATAAATACTGGACAATGGTTGGAGCAAATGGTCATGCAAACGATTATAGTGGATTTTATTGTGTTGGCTCACAAATTATGACTACTTCAGCAGTAAATGCTATTCAAATGAAATTCCAAGCTACAAATATTGCATCAGGAATTTTCACTTTATATGGAGTTAATAACTAATGAAAAAAGTTGTAAATGGAATTGAAATAGAAATGACAGGTGCAGAGATTGCTGCAAAACAAGCTGAAGAACAAGCATGGTTAGAAAAACAATCTAAAAACAATGAAACTATTATAAAACAAGCACCATATATAAATCAAAGAAGAAGTGCTTATCCTGAAATAGGAGATCAACTAGATATGCTATGGCACTCAATAGATCAAGACCCACAATTAAAATCTAAGTATTTTGATTTCTATGAAGCTATAAAAGCAGTCAAGGTAAAGTATCCTAAAAATGGCTAATATATATAAAAATGCAGGATTTGCATTAAGCACAACTAATTTAACTACGGTTTATACCGTACCAACTAATAGAACCGGTATTGTTAAAAGCATACAAATAAACAATGATGACGCTTCTGCAATACAAACAGAAATATTTGTAACGGACACTTCCGCTAGTACCACATATAAAATTTATCACAAAGATTTAGCGGCAGATACTACCGATAATGGTGTTGTTGCACCTTTGGTTTTAGAATCAGGGGACATATTAAAAATACAAGTTGCAACGGCTAATAAAATTGAAGGTGTAGTAAGTTACTTAGAAATATTTGATGAGAAGAGTGCTTAATTATATTGTTGTTTTAGGCAATAATATAATATATTTATGGAATTAGTAAGAATACCAATATCAGAACTTGAAAAAGTCTGGCCTATTGTAGATAAAGACATAAAGAACGCTTTAGCTTATTCAAGTCAACTAACAGATTCTAGTTTTGTTTATGAAACAGCAAAACAAGGCAAGTTTCAAGTTTGGGTTCTTTGGGAAAAAAACAAAGAACAAGCAAACGAAAAATATTTTGGTGTTGTTGTTACCGAACTAATTAAAAGAAAATTAGGTAAAGTTTGTCATATTTACATTATGACAGGTAGGCAACGTCATAAATGGCAGTATCTTATTAAAGATATTGAAAACTTTGCTAAACAAGAGGATTGCACAATGATGGAGTTGATTGCAAGACCTGGTTGGCAAAGAGTTTTAAATAATTTTGGGTACGATAGAACCCATGTTGTTTTAGAAAAAAAAATAGAACAAGAGGAGAAAAAATGAGTTTTGGCGGAGGAAGTTCAGGCGGAAGCACAACAAACACAGGTGTTCAACCTTATGCACCTGCAGAACCGGCGTTACAACAAATTATAAGTGAAGCCGGAACATTATATAATCAAGGCGTTGGGGCTTCTGGTTATGTTGCACCTACACAGCAAACATTAACAGGCCTTGCACAACAAGAGGCTATGGCCGGTGCAGCTAATCAACAACTTGCAGATACTTTATCCGGTAAATTCTTAAATCCTTTTTTATCGCCGTTATTACAAAAGTCAGCGGCAGATATTGCAACAAGTGTTAATCAACAATTTTCGGCTGCCGGACGTACACCTGGTTCGCCAATGTCCCAACAACAAATCGCATCACAAGTAGCACAAGCTGCTTTACCTTTAGCATTTGGCGAATACGGACAAGAAAGAAATAGACAATTAAATATTGCTTCAAGAGCTCCGTCATTATTTACAACCGGACAACAATTAGAAAATTTAACAAGACAACAAAATCTGGCACCTTTACAATCCTTGCAACAATACGCAGGGTTAGTATCGCCGATAGCGGCAGGTTTTCCTGTAACAACTAATCAAGTAACAACAAGAGCTAATCCATTATCAACAGCGTTAGGTGGTGCCGTAATGGGTTCTGCAATTCCTGGAATTGGACCTCTTTTGGGTGGTGGTATTGGTTTCTTAGGGGGATTATTATAATGGATAAAATTAAAAAAATAATTTTTGATATTGAGACAAAAATTAATACTAAACCTAGTAAATGGATTTTTGGTTTAGCTATTCTTTTTGTTCTTTCAATATATATGTAAGGAGTTTTCATGGGTTCAAGATCAGGTTCAGATTCTGGAGGCGGCGGTAATGATATGCAAGTTTCCGGAATGGAAGCTGCTTTATCTACCGAAAAAGGAATAAGCACAGCGGCTGATACTAGAGTTTCAAATACTTCTTTTAGCAGATCAAATGATGAAATAGTTGGTAGAAATGAAATTGATTATGTTGACAATCAAGGCAATCTTAGAACAACAACAATCGGAACTGGTGCAGGACAAGTAGATCCAGGTTTAGCACAAGCAAGACTAGGTGCAGATACTTCTACCGTAGGTATTGCTTCGGACGCTGGTATTGATAGAAGCGGTAATTTTAGAGGTGGTGTAAATAGAGATTATTCGGATTCCGAAATAGAAAAAGGTTATACAGATGACGGCCAAATTTTGGCAAATGTCAATGGTACTTACATGACCAAATCGGAAATGTATAACAAAGGTATTATTGAAAAAGACCCTGTTACCGGTAGAGATGTAATGGGTAGAAATACGGTTGACCCTGATACTGGGGAACTTGTAAGAACCGATTTATCTTTCAAAGAACATTTGGCTAATAGCCCTGTTAAATTTAGCCCATTGTTATCTGTGTTGTATGCTGGTTCAAAAAACCTACAAGAATACAACGCTAAAAAAAATTTTATGGGTTTTAACGAAGCCGGACAAAGAGGAAAGTTAGGTAACGCAAGTTTAGGCTATGGTGCTTCAAATGATAGTGATAGAATTACCCCTATAAATACCGGCGATAGTGATAGGGATAATATGAACTTTGTAACCCCTGCTTTATCGTATGCTGTTGGTGGTTCACAACCACAAGCATCTATGGTAAATAACTATCAATTTGCTAATACAAATATGTCAGATGTGCAAAAGGCGTATGATCAGGCTAAGAATAACTTAAATATGATACTTACTCCCACAAATCAGCAGTTTGGCTATTCTGACCCCCCATACGGCGGTTATACAATGGCAGATTTGACTAATAACCCTTTTAATATAGATTATTTGAAAACAAGAGGATTGATATAATGTTTGATAAAAGATTTAGAGAAATGTTGATGATGGACTTCGCAACCAAGAATCAAGGTAGCGGATTGTTAAATAATAATACTAATGCAACTAGCGGATTATTAGAAAATACCGGTGGTTTTTTTGGTAACTTAGGTAACATAAATCCAAACATTTTATTAGGGGCAAACATTATCGGACAAGGTATTCAAGGTAGAGATCCTTTTAGTTCTTTCATTCCGGCAGTACAACAAACAGGACAAGTACAAAGTCAATTTATGCAAATGGAAGAAATGAAAAGAAAAATGGAAGAAAACAAAAAAGCTAGAGCGTTAGCTGAAAAACAAAGAAACTTTTTTGATAATCTTCCGGACGATAGCCCTTATAAAGATATTGCGGAAGCATTTCCTAAAATAGCTGTCAATGCAATAATAAACGAAAGATTGTATAATATTGAAAAACAAGACAAATCAATAGCCGATAAAAAAAAAGACATAAAAGATTATTTGGCTAATATACAAAAACAAGAAAATCAATTATTTAGTTCTTACCAATCTAATAAAGTTGTTCAAGACTTTGACCAATCAACACAAAGTATAACTAAATTATTTGCCGGATTAGATGCAAATGATGGAGCTGGAGACGTTGCAGCTATATTTACATTTATGAAAACATTAGACCCACAATCGGTAGTAAGAGAAGGAGAATTTGCAACAGCTGAAAATTCCACAGGTATATTTAAAAAATATTGGAACGGTTATAATAGATTAGTCAAAGGCGAAAGATTGACGGAAGAACAAAGGGAAGCATTTAAAGAAGTTGGTATAAGTTTGTATCAACAAAATCAAAAAGCGGTAGATAACGTAAGATACAATTTTACAGAAATAGCAAATAATCAAGGTTTAAACATTGATAATATATTTGTTGATTCTGACATACGACCTAAATTTGAAAATGTGCAAACATCAACTGCACCTGGACAAAAAAGTGAATTTAAAACACAAAGAGTTCCACCTGGAGCTATTTTAGTTGATTACCAAGACGGAAAATATTTTTTCCAAGTTCCAGGTAGAAAAGAATTTTTAGTAACAGATGGATTTAAATAATGGCAATTATAGGAACAACAACAGTTCTTCCAAGAGATCAAAAAAAAGAATTATTACAACTTACAGAAGTACCTAATAAAATTAGATTTTTAGTAGAGGCCGCACCTAACATGGCTTCTAAAGTAGCTACACTTAAAAAATTTTATGCAGATGTTCAACCTTTAGAGGGTAATAATTTTATAGTTACAGATGAAGACGGAAACAGATTTCAACTTGATAATAAAAATAAAACAAATTTAGGTGACGCAATAGATTTAGGTAAAGAAGCAGCTGAAATGGTTGGTTCTATGATTGGTGCTACCAAAGGAGCGGCAACAGGAAGTGTTATACCGGTTGCAGGTACAGCGGCAGGTGCAGTGATAGGTTCTGGGGCAGGTATGGCCGCAGGTGCGGAAATATTTGAAAGAGTAGGACAATTATACGGTGCAGAAGTTTTAAGAACTAATAAAGAATGGTTAGCACAAAGAGGAACAGATTTCGCTTTTGGTTCGGTAGGACAAGCGGTGGCACCTTTATTATTAAAACCTTTAAAAGGTGCTTTTACCGGTTTTGGTAAAACAAGGTTAGAAACAGTAAAAAGACTAGAAGATTATATTAATGCTGGAGTTACACCTTCTTTAGGACAAGTATCACAAAAAAGAGGATTACAAACTGTAGAAATGATGTTGGGTAATATTCCAGGTGCTTCTGGTAAAATATCAGCAGTTGCTGCAAATGCACAAAAACAATTAGGCGATAGAGTTTTAGCAACCGCAAAAAATTTAATTAAGAAACCTATACCAGATACAACTGTTGTTGGAAGAACAATAGTTAATGCTTTAGATGGTGTAAATAACACAAAAAGTTTTGTAGGTTTATTTAACGGAAGAGCAAATACATTATTTGGTAAATTAGACAATTATTTAAGTGATAAACTAATTGATTTATCTAAAGCAAAAGGAAGCACATTAAATACTATTCGTTCTTTAGTAGATGATATTCCAGGTGCTAAAAATGTAGGCGATCAACTTAAAAGCCCATTTTTAAAAGAACTATTTGAAAATTTACAAAAAGATTTAGTTGATGGACAATTACCTTATGCTGCCGTTAAAAAAATAAAACAAAAAATCGGTAGAAAAATGGCTTCTTTTGATTTGATTCCTGATGTAGAAAAAGGACAATTAAAATTAATTTACAAAGCGTTAAGTGAAGATTTGAAAATAGCTGCAAAAAAATATGGTGGAACTAAAGCAGTTGGTGAATTAAATAGAGCAAATAAATTTTATCAAGCAGGATTAAAAAGAATAGAAGACTATTTACAACCAATAGTAAATATTGCAGATCCAGATAGAATTGTTTCTAATTTATTAAATGCAAGTAAGGAAGGTGTAACTAAATTAAGAGCTATAAAAAAATCTTTAATTGCTTCTGACAGAGCAACAGGTAGTTCAAGCTATCAAATTTTAACATCTAATATTCTTGAAAGATTAGGTCGTATGCAACCTGCACAAACTTTAGCTGGAGACGCTGTTGAAACTGCAGGTGCTTTTTCTTCAGAAACTTTTTTAACAAATTATAGTAAATTGTCGGCAGCAGCCAAAAAAGAATTATTTAAAGACGCACCTTTTGGTGCAACATTTAAAAAGAATTTAGATAGAGTTGTAAATATTTCAGATAGTATAAGGTCTAGCGGTAAAACCTTTGCAAATCCTAGTGGAACTGCCGATAGAATTATTGGACAAGGTATTATATTTGGTGGTGCTGCAGGTGGTTTTGTTTCAAATCCAGCTTTTGCCATGATTGGAATACCTTTAGTAATTGGCGGTTCAAGAATTGCGGCAGGATTAATGACAAATCCTAAATTTATAGGTTGGTTAGCACAAGGTATAAAGATAGCCGGTAACAAAGGTGTAGATGGAGTTATTCAACATATTGGAAAGTTAGGTACTATAATGGCTAATGCTGATAGCGAAACAAGACAATTTATCTATGAATATTTACAAATGCTTCAAGGTAAAAAAGGCGAATAGTCATGTCAACGCAATCACAAAAAAACGAAAAAGAAATTATCAAACTTCAAGGGGAATTAAAATTAATACATAACAAGATAGACACTATAAAGAATAACCACCTACAACATATTGATTACAAAATTAATAACATTTATAAATTAATATGGCTGATTCTAACAATAAGCGTAAGTGGACTTGTGAACTTAGTAATTACCCTAATATCGCCTTAAAAACTTCAAAATCTGTAAAAGGTTTTACCAACGAATATAAAATAATTAACGCATTATCAAAAAAAGGCTATTGGGTTGCAAAATCAATAGACCCACAATGTCCCTTTGATATTGTGGTTACAGATAGAAATGGTAAAGTAACGCTTTTAGATATTAAAACAAATAGTTATAGAGATATAAATAATCCGAATTGGGAAAAAAAATCTAAAAAAATATATAGAACCCCTACGGATATACAAAAAAAATTAAATATAAAATTATTAATGTTAGACTATGAAGATTAATGAGAATACAGCGGTGGCCATGCCTATCAAGAACATGGTAGGAATCATCATCGCAGTCAGTATGGGCATCTTTGCTTATACAGAAATTACAGCAAGATTGACTTCTTTGGAGACATCTAGGGAATTGATGAATGCTGATTTATTAAAAGCTAGTGAACAAACAACGGTTGATAAAGAGCAATTTTTATTATTAGAGGATTTATACGAAACAATAGAAAAACATCAAGAATTGTTAGATAAAAATATTCACAATCAAGTTATGCTTAACCATGTTGAAACACAATTAGACAAAGCATTAGAAGATATTGAAAAACTAAAAGATAAAGTTAGAGAAAACGGAAAGAATTATTAAATGCAGGAAGTTGTTATTGCTTTACTATTAATTATAAACGGTGAAATAAAAGAGCACCGTATTCAAGATTCAATGTCCCAATGTCTCAAAGGCAAAAGGGTGGCTTCCAGAGGTTCTTCTAAATCAATAGAGTACCAATGCATCAAATCCCTTGCCGAAACAGAAATATACATGGGGGAAAAATCAATTAAAAAATTAATATTAGAATGATAGATAAATTTTTATATAGTTTTTTTGGTTTATTAGATAAATTTTCGAAACATTTAGATAAAGTATTTTTTCCTATACCGAAAAAAAGAAAAAAGAAATGCAAAGATTGTAAATGCGAATGTCATTGTGAAGATACTTTACATGCACATTGGTACGATGGCGATCTTTGTGTTTGTGAAAACTGCAAACATTAAGGATTTTATGAGGCGATACTATGGAATATTTACTTATAAAACTAGAATGTTTATTGAGAAAGTTATATGGTTTTGTTTGGCGTCAAAGAATAAAATTTACTTTGAAACATCTTAAAAAAAGGAGATAGTTATGTGGTTAAGTGCAATTAAATTAGCTGTAAATGCCGGTTCACATATTTATAAAAAGAAAAAAGAAACACAAATGCGTATGGCAGACGCACAAATGCTTCATGCCGAAAAAATGGCAAAAGGTGAGTTAGAATACTCAGGTAAATTACTTGAAGCAAGACAATCGGACTGGAAAGATGAGTTTGTTTTAATCGTACTCACTTTGCCAATTTTAGTAATTGCTTATGGAGTTTTTTCAGATGATCCAGGTGCTTCTGCTAAGATAAAAGAATTTTTTGAACAATTTCAGCAACTACCATCATGGTTCACTAATTTGTGGATTTTGGTCGTAGCATCAATTTACGGAATAAAAGGCACACAGATTTTTAAAGGCGGAATGTCTAATAAAAAATAATGTCAGACAATCTTGAACTGATTAACGAATATAAAGAACAAGTTCGTATTCTAAAAGGCGAAGTGGCAGAGTTACAAGATGCCGGTAAGTCAAAGGATTCGGCTAATAAAAGATGTTTACAAAAACTAGAACATTCACAACAAGATTTGAATGAAGCTAATAAAAAAATAAAAGAACTTGAAGAAAAACTAAAAAAAGTAAAAGATTAACTATGAATTTTGTTTTAAATTTAATTATGTGTTCTGCCGTATCAAATAGCTGTTTGCCGCCATATAGATACCCAGATTTATTTGTTGACGGTTATTCTTGCATGATAGCAGGTAATTATGAATCAATAGAAAAATTAGAAGAAATAGGCTATGAAGACGTTAATAAAAATAAAATATTTATTAAGTTTTTATGTACGGAAGAAGCTGTAGTACCTCCAAAAAAACCAAAAATAATAAGTTAATGTGGTGTGTGATATGGAAAAAAGACGATATTTATAGTATATTTACAAACCAAATTTTTGAATCTAATAAAAAAGCATTAGAATTTAAAAACAAACAAACATCATTTAGAAAAAAACATGATGCAAAAGTAGTACCATACGATTATAAATATTTTAAAGGAGTGAAAGAACATGAATTTGACAAATAATTTTTCTTTAAAAGAAATGACACAAAGCCAAACTGCTTTAAGAAACAATTTAAATAATACCCCTGACGAAAAACAAATAGAAAACCTACAAAACCTTTGCGAAAAAATACTTCAACCTTTAAGGGAACATTATAATTTACCTATAAAAGTTACTAGCGGATTTAGAAGCGAAGAATTAGCAATCATGATAGGCTCAAAGCCAACAAGTCAGCATTGTAAAGGCGAAGCGGTCGATTTTGAGATACCAGGTGTTGACAATAAAGAAGTTGCTACAAAAATAAAAAATGAATTTACTTTTGATCAGTTAATTTTAGAATACTATAATGATACCGATATTAACTCAGGTTGGATTCATGTAAGTTTAAAAAATACTACATTTGAAAACGATAATAGGCAAATGGCATTGATTAAAGACGAACAAGGCTATAAAGAATGGCAATAGACAAGTCTAAAATGAAATGCAATAGCCCCAAAAGGCAAATATCTGGGGGCAAAAAATTTGTAGTAAAAGCATGTAAGAATGGTAAAGAAAAAATTATAAGATTTGGTGATGCAAATATGACAATTAAAAAAAACAATCCGGCTAGAAGACGAAGTTTTAGAGCCAGACATAGATGCGATACAGCAAATGATAAATTTTCTGCAAGATATTGGTCTTGCAAAAAATGGTAAATAACAAACAACAATAGGAGAAAACAATGCCAATGGGAAAAGGAACTTACGGTTCAAAAAGAGGTAGACCACCTAAAAAAAATAAAAAAAAAGATAAAAAGAAAAAGAGAAAATAATGTTGACATCTAAACAAAAAACACTTCCGCCAGCATTAAAGAAAAAAATTATTGCGGCGAAGATGAAAAAGAAAAAAAATAAAAAGAAAAAATAATGGCCAAACTATGTGCTAGAGGCAAAGCTGCCGCAAAACGTAAATTTAAGGTGTACCCATCAGCGTATGCTAATATGTACGCTAGTGGCGTTTGTTCCGGCAAAATTACACCTGGCGGTAAGAAGAAAAAGAAGAAAAAAAGGTAATGGCTAAAAAGGGACTAAGAAGCTGGGTTTCCGAAAAATGGGTGGATATAGCTAACAAAAGATCAGACGGTAGCTTTCCACCTTGCGGAAGAAGTAAAGGGGAAAAAAGACGAAACTATCCTAAATGCGTTCCCCTAGCTAAAGCAAGATCAATGTCTCCTTCTCAAAGAAGATCCGCAGTATCAAGAAAACAATCTGCCGAACGTAAAGCAAGAAAAGGCAAGAAACCGAATTATGCAAGAACATAAACAAGTCAGGCGTAGCTTTCGTTGTAAAGCTGGGATAGTAGGTGGGTAAAAAAAAGAAGATACAACAAATAGTTGATGTAGGAAAATGCAGATATTGTAAAAAAAATATTGTTAATACTGATTCTTTTGTTTCTTTTTATAAAAGCGGACATGCACATTATAACTGCATGAAAGTAGATGATGAAAAGAAAGAAAAAAATAATTTTGATTGGTAATTAAGATTTCCAAAAATTCATAGCATTAATCAAGTAATCAGGGTCTAGTTCATTCTTCCATTTAAAGTTTTCAAAATCCGGTTGAATGTAATCTTTAATTACTTTAGCTTCATTACTTATAGATAATAAATTTTGCCTTACCTTACACCTTTGAATAAAGTTTGGTAGCCTAGACATAATACTTTCCGGCTTTAAATATTCGTAATTATCGGCATGAAAAACTTTAAAACTTTCTTCATTTATATAACAAATATAAATTGGTAATCCGGTAGCGTAATGGTAAAAATCCGTTTGCAATAAATGGTCGCTTGTTGGTGCATCAGGAAGTTTAGAAGTAAGCCATGATCTAGTACCGTCTTTCTTTACCCTACCTCTTTTAGGAAATTTACATTTATCCTCTATAATCATTTTACCTTTTAAATCGGCGTAGCCATGAACCGGAATTTCAATACCGTCAAATATTTTAAAGGTTTCTATTTCCGGCTTACATTCTTCAAAGTTAGGTATAGTTTTGTGTGCTTCATGTCCGTTAATAATCATTCTTTCAACAATTTCGCAAAAATGATTATAAGCGTCTAATTCTATCGGATCAGGTATTAAGGCTTTTAGCTTATCATTAACCGGTACAAAATTACTGTTGGACATTTTTAACTTCCCATTCCGGCTTTAATATTAATGGTTCGTCTAATTGTGGTATAAAAAAAGACAATGGTTTTTTTAAATATCTAGCTACGGAAACTAATTTATCTAAAGGTATTTTATTTTGTGCTTTTTCGTATTTTTGAATTTGCTGGAATGTAATCCCTATTGCTTTACCTAGTTCCGTTTGAGTTACAAATTTACATGGTATTTTTCTATTAGGATTCATTGGGTAAATATTTCGGTTTTTATTGGTTCTAGCTTCTAATATTTTTTTTCCAATGTGTTTATAAAGTTCTAAATCGTCTTCTACGGTATGTTTTCTATGATTATTCATGTTTCCTTTCTTTTAAGAGATAAATTCCCTACACCCTAAATTCAACTTTCAATTTGTATAGTATTTTAAGTAAAAATACTATCTTGTTTTTGTTCCATATCAGCAATCTTTTCATGTAAGACAGGTAATTTTACTTGGTACTTACGAATCATTCTTTTATGCTTATTCATTAGAAGCACCAATCTGTCTTTCTTTGCTTTCAGATCCCTGATTTGTTTGGGATTTATCGTCATCATTATCCTTACTGACTATTTTTATATTTGTCCCAAGAAAACGCTTGTCAGTAATATTTATTATAGCGTCATCTTTAGGTGTTTTTTGTTGATATGCTTTTTCCGTAGCTTCTTCTACGGTTTTGCCAACAAAAAATTCTTTAAAATTAACAACTAATTCTTGTAAGCTGTTTTTTTCTACTTTAGCCATTTAATTCTATGTTTCGTCTATATCCTTTTAAACGCTTTATTTCTTTTCTTTGTTCTAACTTATTAATTAATACCGTTACTGAATTTTTACTTTTAAATTCTAATGCATCAGCCATTTCTTGATAAGTTGGATAATACTTGTTCTTTTTGACATATTTTTTAATAAAATTCAATAGTTTCATCATTAAAGGAGTCATTGGAACTTTTATTATATCATTAGCCATCTTTTTCTTCCATTTTAAGATTTCTATTTAATTCGTTATACCCATTGATGTCATCATAGGTATCTTTTTTATATTTTTTATTAGTTATTGAACGCCATAATTTAACAATAGTCATGCAAACGCCGAAGATATTGTTGGGACAACGAACTTGATAACCATTAAAAGCCGAAAGAATATTTTCTAACATGCCTTTAAAAACATAGCTTGTAGAACTAAAACTTCCGTATTGTTCTTGTTTTTCTTTCAAAAGTTTTTCAAGTTCTTTTGATATTTGATTTATATTTTTAATATTACTCATGTCCTAAATCATAATTAAGTTGTTCTTCATATCCCCAATAATAATTACCATTAATATCTTTACAATAATGACCGAACACATGATATTTTTTGTAAGTAACATAGGTTAAAGGTTCATAAAGTTTATGGTTTTTATTATCTACAAATTTAACATTGTTATAAAATGCTTCTTCACAAGTTATAGGCCTTAATGTAAATCCAATAGGTATTTTAATTGCAGCATAACTATCGCCAACAATTACCAATAAATACAAAAAAAATATTTTCACTAAAAGTCAAAATCATTATCGTTTTGTTTTGGTTGTTGTTGTTGTTGTGGTTTATCTTGTGGGTCATTTTGATAACCGGATATATTAGGTTTTTCCGATTTATCATTTAACCAACCAATTAAACTTTTTTGATTAGGGGCAACTTCCGGTGCATGTAAATTTCCGGTAAATTTATTATCATCGCCTTTAAATAATACACCTACTTGTGCAAATATTCTTATAAATTTAGTTCCCTTTTGCGAAGTACCCTTTGAACCTAGTATAGTTCCTTTTTCGCCATTCGCTAATTTTGTATTACCGGAAAAATCTATTTTTACCGCTTTAGGGTTATTAGCGTCATAAGGAAATAACACCCAGTCTTTTTGCTTACCAACCTGATTTGACATTTTGTCCTCCATTTTGTTTGATTGATTCTTCTTTCTTTTTAAACAATACTTCTATTTCTTCCTGTCTTGTTTTAAATTTAGAATATAAAGAATTTAGTTTGGTTTGTGTTTTTTGTTCGTCTATTTGTTTTTCTAAATTATCGCTACTACCTTGTTTTTGATTTAACAACGCATTAGCTAATTCTTCCGCCGAAGCAAATTCCGTACCATGCAGACCAAAACTTGCCAAGCATCTACCTAAACTTGAAGTAAAAGCATTTTCTAAAGCCGAAGTTTTGTTTATAAAAGTGGCGTTCCTTTTTTCTTCTGCATGTCCGGTACTAAAAGGAGTATCGCCAATATACAAAGTTGTTTTAGTAATAACTTTATTATCGTCTTGGTAAATTAATTGTTCGTCAATTTTAGATTCCGGAAAAAATTTTAATAAATGATTATGTCTTTTTGCAACGGTTAAATATTCTTTACCTTTAAAATCCATTCCTTTTACACTTGTGGCTAATTTATCTATACATTCCTTTCTTCTGTCTTTAAATGAGCCTTTACTTTTTTCTTCCGTCTTTTGTGTCATGTTTCCTTTCATTTTGTTTTTTTTGTTCTATTTCTTTTAAAACTTTTGCATGTATGTAACTTTGATTTTTAGCAACTTCTTTTTCTTTTTTTTCGTATTTATCTAATTTCTTTCTTAGTTCGGTAATTTCTTCGTCCCTTTGTCTTAATAAACTATCTTGTTTCTTTTGTTGCTTTTGGTAGTTTCTATTTTCGGTTTGTAACTTAGCTATCTCTTTTAGCATCTTTTTTTCCTTTCATAACTTCGCTTATAGATAACTTATGAACTATCATGTCTTGGATAGCCCTACCTACAATACCACCAAAAATCATTCGCATATTAGGGGGTCGCTTTTTCCTATCTTTTTCGTCAAGAACGCAATAGTCGTTAAACCATTGGTCTATCGGTTTAGTTAATTGAGAGGGAGAAAGATGATCTGCCGAAAAGCAACCCCCATCTTTCTTATGCAGCCACATTTTACCTATTTTTATAAGCATTGATTCGGACACTAATACAAATATTGTAAAAAAACAATACATTATTTAATTGATTTATACATTAATTTTTATAAATCTAGGTTATGGACTTGCGATTCATTAATTATAAAAAAAAACGAATCAAAGTTAGTTGGGAAAATTGCGGAGACTGTCATGCAATATTTTACCCTAGTACACTTGAACTTCGGATTAATCCTAAATTATCAAAACAAATGTTGGCTAAAACTTTATTCCATGAACTTTGGCATATCATTTGTTGGGTAAATAAAATTAACATTAATAAGATTGGCGAAGAAAAAACAGCGTTATTAGCAGAAGAATTTATTCCAATATTAAAAAGGAATAACAAGCTAAAGAAACTAATTAATGAATATTTACGGTGATATGAGAATTTGCGTAAAATGTAAGAACCATGCAGACGTAGTTGAAAATGGTAAAGACTATTGCGCTCAATGTTGGTGGGATAGCTTTTCAAATACCGGCGTTAAATTAGAAGACTACCACAAACAAGAAGACAAAACAAAGGAGCAAGATAATGATTTTAAGAGAAAAACCGATATTAAAAGATTCGAAGAAGTATAAAATAATTTATGCCGACCCACCTTGGTACTTTAAAAGCTATTCTAAAAAAGGCGAAGATAGAAACGCAACCAATCATTACCCTTGTATGGAGTTCAATGATTTATTGGCTCTTAATATTAATGATATTGCTGATGTGGATTGTTGTTTGTTTATGTGGGTTACTGATCCTTTTTTGGAAAAATCTTTTAGACTACTTAAACAATGGGGATTTAAATATAAAACAATCGCTTTTACTTGGGCTAAAAAAAATAAAACAAATGATAATTTCTTTATGGGATTAGGTTATTGGACTAGGGCTAACCCTGAAATTTGTTTGTTAGCTACAAAAGGAAAACCAAAAAGATTTTATAAAAATGTAAAACAATTAGTTATTGATAGCCGTAGGGAACATTCAAGAAAACCGGATATTATTAGAACTAACATTGTAAATCTTTGCGGCGATTTACCTAGAATTGAATTGTTTGCTAGGCAAAAGGTTCAAGGTTGGGATTGTTGGGGTAACGAAGTTTGATTGTAAAACTAGAACCTTACGAAATAGAGATGGCTTCGCAAGTTGCCAATAAAAGATACGTTGAAAATATAAAAATGAAAAAAACCTTTGGACATGGTTTTAAAGGTACGGAAGAAAAAACATTATCTTTAGGAATTTTAGGGGCTATGGGTGAAGTTGCTTATTGTAAAGCTAAGAATGTTTTTTTTAACGGAAGTTATAGCGATACTTATAACCGGTATGATAAAGCGGACGTTGGGGAAGATATAGAAATAAGAACCCAACAAAAAAAAAATAATAATACATTAATCATTAGGCCGGTTGAAAAAAAAGCTAAATATGTTTTGATTACTTATGAGGGTAATCATACATATACATTACAAGGTTGGTTTCCTTATCATAGTAAAATAGAAGATAAATACCTTACGGACTTTGGCCTTGATAGGCCTAAATGCTGGAGTATTCCTATAAAAGATTTATATAACATTAACGATTTATGACGGACAAAATAAATTTTAAAATTTTTAAGCCATTCGGTTCTACTTTAGCAAAAGCAACATTACCCTTAGACTTAATTAAAGATTTCAAAGAAGATTTGCAAAAAATAAGACAAGATGAACAAAAACAAAAAGACCATGATTGGGGTAAAAGACTTGTTGGCCATGTTGCCGAAGAATATCTTATAACGCCGGAAGTAATGTTGAAATGGAAAAGACAATTTTTTGACCCTATTATTGCTTCTTATACTAATGCCCATTACAAAGAAGACAAGATTAAAAGCATTTTAATTAATTCGGCTTGGTATGTGGTGTCAAAACCAAACGATTACAACCCAGCACATAGACATACGGAATATTCAAAATCAAAAAATTATCATTTATCTTGTGTTGGATATTTACAAATACCAAAATCAATGATTCCTACGGACAATGCCAAACATCATAATGATTTTTCTGGAAATACTGAATTTTTAGAGGGTTCGGAGGGTATGTTCACAGACGTTAATTATAGAATTATGCCAAACGAAATGGAGCGTACTTGGATTTTATTCCCTAACAACCTTACGCATGTTGTTTATCCATTTAATTCAAGCGATAAAAATGATGAAAGAATATCTTTTAGCTTCAACGCAACTATTAATTTTGAAGAAAGTATAAACTAATCGCTATTACTTCTAGTATTATAATTGTTTCTAACATAGCTACCTTTACCCTTTTTGGGTTTGATTATTCGTAATTTGTAATATGCTTTTGTCAAAATCTTTGCAAAAGGATTTTTTTTTAATTTTGTTTTCATAATGTTTATAAATAATACCTTTTGAAGATAATATATTTTTTAATGTTAATTTAGCTATTTCTTCAATATTTATTTTTTGTTGTAGTTTCATTTTTTAACCTTTCTTTTATTACATGCGATACTTCTTCTTGTATTTCCGAACCAACCCAATTACGATTATTATTACTACAAGCTATCGCTGTTGTTCCGCTACCCAAAAACGGATCATAAACTAAATCTTTTTCTTCGGTAAAACTTTTTATAAATGTTTCGCAAATTTCTACCGGCATAGAATTTTTATAGCCGCTACCTTTTACCATAAATAAATCTTGTAATATTTTTTTATTTTGTGGTTGCTTTCTTTTACCTTGTGAAAAAGTAATTAAATGTTGATAAGGTAATTTATATAAATCAATCTTTGTTGTTTTTATCCATAACTTATAACTATAAACATTCCAATCAAGGCTAGTAAAAGCGTCAATAACCGCTTTATGTTTTGGAATGATACCGCCGTTTGCTTTCCTATCGGTTATGCAAATAGTTACAAAGCCGCTAATTGGATTAAAATTTTCAATAAAAGGTTTTATCCATGTATAATAACTATCATTTAAAACTAAACCTATTTCGCTAAAGTCAGGCGGCGAAGTAATAATATAATTATATTTAAAATCTTTATTTGTTAAACGTTCGTAACAATCTTCTATATAAAATTTATTAACCATTTTTTATATAATCTTTAGCTTCTTTTTCGGTTGCAAAAAACTTTTTTGTATAAACTTCTAAATTTAAATGTTTTAACAATTTACTTAATTTAATTTTTTTAATTCTTTTTGAACCATGCAAAACCCTATAAACATATAAATCTTTTTTAATTGTCATATCTTTTGAAAAACTAATACGTTTTGATGTATTTTAACAACCTTTCTATTTTTCATAGACGTTGAAGCCCTTACACTAGCCGAACCGATAGCATTTAATAAAATGATTTCATTGTAGAACTTCATTCCACATTTAGTAAAAGCCCTAATGGTGTCCGGCACAAAGCCGTAGAAATGGCCTTTCTTGTCCCTAAATTCGCCCACAACAAAACAAGCTAGTTCTCCTTGTTTTAATAAATTGCAAGACTTCGCAATTATTGATTCGTAGATTTTTAAAAATTGTGGGTATTCCATGTTGGAAATATCGTCTTGCATATCGCTATAAATTTCTAAATTACCATAAGGCGGACAACTAAAAATAAAATCGTATTCTTCGGAACTTGTCCCATAAGAATCCCTTAAAACCATTGTTTGCATTTTTTCTAAAATTTTATTTGAATCGCCTGTAATCCATTCAGGCTTTTTATCTTTTTCTTTAAAAATTTTGTCCGCTTGTAGTTTATTGCTTTCAACTTGTTCCGGCCGTAATTCAATACCGGTATAATCATGGCCTAAAGTAGCCGCAACAATACCCCTAACCGAACCACCTGCGAATGGGTCTAATATCCTAGAATTTTCTTTGGGACAAAACCAAGTATAGGCCAATTCACAAACAACAGGGTCAAATATACTATGTTCGCCAACGTCTAATATTCTTTGCGTAGATTCGGCCGGTTTCTTTCCGCTTCGTTCGGCTTGTCTATGCCTACCGGCAAAATGAGCACCGTCAACTTTCCGCCCTAATTCGCTTTCTATACCTAACGTTTTCCATTTATTTCGTCTTCTTTGCCAAGAACCTTGTTTGGTATCAAATACGGAAAAAGGCGGTTCTATGTATTTGTCCCTTAATTCAAATTTTTTTGTTACTTCATTACCAAATAA